ATAAGTTTGAGATGTTGAATGCTTTTGGTGAAGCCCTTACAGAAATGAAGAAGAAGTTTCCAGTGGCTTTCTTAGTTCTTAGTCAGTTAAACAGAAATGTTGAAACTATAGAAAGAGCAAAAGATGGTACATATGGGAATTATATTCTAGATTCTGATTTATATGGTTCTGATGCTTTATTACAACATGCAGATGTTGTGTTAGGAATTAATCGTCCTTTTAACAGAAGAATTAAATTCTATGGTCCAGAAAAGTATATTATCAATGACCCAGATCTTTTAGTATTTCACATACTAAAATCAAGAAATGGTTTCATGGGTATGACCTTTTTTAAATTGGATAGAGATGTTATGAGGATTATTGAGACTGATCCACCACCAGTATCTGCACATTAATTTTAAAAATATGTATAACAGAAGAGACAAAGAAAGAGAGTTGATGGAACATCACTCTGGTTATCTAGACAAACTAGGTTCTAGTTACCAATTTATTGCAAAAACTGCTTTTTATAGCAAAGGTAAATTTGGAAGACAGATCCAGTTATTTGAAAATGAACTAAATAAGGGTTCTGATATTTATGTAGAATTGGTAGATATTGTTAGAGATGCTAAAGGCATGGAAACAGATATGACCCCAATGTATTGGGAAAGACCACTATTTAAATGTAGATACAATCCTTATTTTAAAGAAGAGTATGAAGTTAAAGTTTCTACAAATTCAAGAGGAGATGAATACACTGCTTATATTATACCTACTTCAGAATTGGTATGTGTAAACAAGGGTTCTGAAGAAATTCCTTACAATGAGTATGAGAAGAACAGAACTACTGAGCCTGTAGAGCAGAAGAAGTTAAGTGTTTTTCCAGACTTTGAAGAGGAGTTTATTCCTAAACTGAAAGATGTAGAAAGTTCAGGTGATGTATCTGCTATATTATTAGAGATTGCAGCTGGATTTCAGAAACTTGCAGTAGCATTTAAAAACAAATAACATGGGTATAGTACTTCCAACTAAAAAAGTAAAAGCTGATAGAGTTAATCCTAAAAGATTAATTATCTACTCTAAGCCTAAAACTGGTAAGACAAGTGCATTTGCTGGTCTTGATGGTAATTTGATTATTGACTTAGAAAATGGTGCAGACTATGTTGAAGCCATTAAAGTAAAAGCAAATAATCTACAAGAGCTCAAAGAGATTGGTAAAGCAATTAAAGAAGCTAACTATCCGTACAAGTATGTTACAATTGATACTGTGACAGCTTTGGAAGATATGGTTATGCCGCTTGCAATTAACCTATATAAACAAACACCAATGGGTAAGAACTATTCTGGAGACAGTATACTTACTTTACCAAATGGTGCAGGTTACTTATATGTTAGGCAAGCATTCTTTCAAGTTTTAGATTTTATTGATACATTAGCACCCCAAATTATTTTATCTGGTCACATTAAGGACAAGCAGGTAGATGATAAAGGTGAGATGGTTATGTCTGCAAACATTGATTTGACAGGTAAAATAAAATCTTTAATTTGTGCAAATGCAGATGCTATTGGTTATATGTTTAGAAAAGGTGAACAAACTATTCTAAGCTTTAAGACTAATGAAGAAGTGACTTGTGGTGCAAGACCTGAGCACTTAAGAAATGAAGAGATAGTAATTTCTGAAATGGTAAATGGTGAGCTAATGACTCACTGGGAAAAAGTATATAAATAATAAATAATAACAAAAATGGGATTAAGTACAAAAGATCTAGTAAGTGAAGGTGGTAGTGGAATGGCAAAGACTATTGCACCAGGTAACCACACATTAAGAATTAACAGTATTGTGTTAGAGGACTTCCAATTTATTGATGGTGCTAAACACTTGATGTTAAATGTTGAGACAGAACCAATTGATGGATTTGAAGGTTTTCTAATTGATAAAGATGATGAAAGCAAAGGAAAGTACAAGGGTCAGATTGGTAGAGTGAAAGCTAGTCAGTATGCATTTGCAGATGGACAAACAAAGTCTGGGATTAAGATTCAAAGAGATAGATCTTTGATGATGTTCTTGGCTAATTTGTCTAAAGCAACTGGTATAATGAAATGGTTTGAAGAACAAGATAATAAATTTAATAGCATTGAGGAGTTTGTAAAGAACTTCAGTGACAATGCTCCACTTAAAGATAAGTATCTAGATTTCTGTGTTGCTGGTAAAGAATATGAGAACAAGTCTGGTTATACTGCATATGACATGTGGTTACCAAAAGCTGAAAACAATAAGTATGCTTATGGTGAAGAAGGTTCTGATAGAATTCTTAAGTATGATGAAGGTAAGCACCTTAAGAAACTTGAGGTAAAACCAGTAGATAATTTTGGTGATGATGATGATGACTTTCCAACACCTGGAAAAACATCTTCTGACTTTAATCTAGATTAACAACTCCTACATAATGGGGAGTTAGTCTAGCTCCCCTTATGTACTAAATTGGGTTGCTATGATTTCTACAAAAAACTTAATATGTGATTTAGCTGATGTTCCAAGAGAATGGGCATTTGAACACTATCTAAACCTTACAGAAAAACTTACAGGCCAAGATATTAAAATGAAGTCAGTGTTTAATACACGGGAGAAGACACCTTCTATGTGTATTTATATTGACAGAAATAATATCTACAAGTTTAAAGATTT